GGATACATTGCTGAACAACAGTGGAGAGTTGGTCCCCATCCTCTTTCTTTACTCTTTCAATGAACAATTTCAAATTTGATTTGAATTGTCCACTGGCAGTATCGAAAAGAGACTCTAACTTAGCCTGGTAATCTACAAGATATTTCTTCACTATCAGTTGTTTCAACTGATCTTGAGGGATATTTAAGCAGCATAACGGAAAACCGACTGTTCCAGTCGCCTCCATTATCTGTCTCATGGAAATTAACTTGCTAAGTAGGCCTCTTCCCTTACTTCGTAAATAAGAGAAGAGTTCAACCCCATAAATCTCCTGTCCAGGTATTGCATATCCCCACCTTCTTTTCAGAAATGACATTACTTCTGGAATCATATACAATGATTTAGAAGCTTCAATGATCATATCTAAAGGAAGGCCGGTGATCTCATCATTGTTTATGAAGATTCTCTTAGAGAATTCTCCATATACATTGGTAGGATCATTACTTAGGAAAGATTTCGAAGTATTGATGGTAACACCAATATCCTTCATTCTTTCTGAGTAGATACTAGCTACGCTGGCATCAAAGATCATGATATCATCACCAAGGATTATGTATTTATCAAACCTAGGGTCATTTGCACACCATTTAACAAATAAATGGTGTGTGAATGCAAATGATGCCCAGGATGATAAACTTCCTAAAGGTTGCCCGATGGCCCACCTCACAGACTTTGATAAATTGGGAACATAGAAATCTCTATCCACCATTAGCTTCCTCCAATGTTTAACCACTTCTTCTCCGAATACCTTCGTTAAGACAGGTATTTGAAAATCGAGTGGGAACCTATCGGTAGCTGATGAAAGATCAAACGAATAACATACCCCCATTTTGATGGCCTTAGTTTTACCAACTAAGAATCCATCTTCTTGGTTATATGTTGCGTCCGTCTTAAGTCTCCTTAACCTATTCATCAATGTGTCGTGTATCCATTGTAATGAGTTCTGAGACCAATAGTCTATTATAGCTATGTTTCTAGTTTTCCCACCACCTTCTGAAAGTTGCGATACTTTCCCAAGGTGGTATGAATACTTTGACATGTCTAAATTACACTTTTTGATTTCATCCATCATTCCAATATACATACCATAGATCATAGGTTTAGTTGACATAAGAAGAGCATCTATAGATTCCAGTAAATCTGGTCTTTTGAGGAGTGCAATTGAGTCCTTATGGATACTAGAGATACTAGGGCCATTTGGCCCCAGTTTTGTAGTAATATATCCATGTTGATGTTTCTCATCACTGATGTCTGGCTCAGCAAACTGTACCAGATCGGTTTTACAACTCTTTACAAAGTTAGTAAAATCTGATAACAATTCTTTTGAATAGGCACCTTCGTTAGTTATAGCGGAGATGTCTGGAGAAGGAGGCAATTTTAACAATCTTACGATGTTTAAAATTGTCAACCCAATCCTTTTATCAAGTGTTGACCCAAGGAGAAGTTTGTACAATGGTCTAAGACCAATAGGTACATCCGTCCCTTTTATCACACGTCTGCGCTGTAGTTTCTCGAAAGTGCTTCCAACTGCAAGACTTATACCGATCCTCTGATACTTCTTGAATAACTCAATTGTATC